GAGAGCGTCCACGCTCTAGTAAATGACCGTTGAGCCAGACCCTTGTGAAGGTAGTTTGTTTCCGTTTCTTTGTCTTCCTTCTGACCTTCGACAAAGAGTTTACCATCTTGTGTGTAGACATTGACTTCTTTCTTCTTAAATCCTGCCAATGCAATCTCAAGTCTAGACTCTACGTTACTAACTGTTACCAAGTTGTATGGAGGATAATTGGACGTTGTTTCGTGTAAATTAAATATCCTATCAAAGTATTCATCCATACCGATAGAATTTTTGGAAATCTTTTCCATTAGCTGCGGCAGATCGGCAGCACCGTACCTTAAGAGGTTCGACATTGTACTTCTCCTTTAAAGCGAGATTAGATTGTGTGGACCCTTTCGGCATCCGTTATATTTATAGCATAAAACATAAAAAAACGGGGTAGTGAACCCCGTAATTTTTTATTTGGTTTCCTCTCCAGTTTCTAAAGACGCTAGACAATCACCATCTGGATCAAATTTGATTTTATTGCCGTCAACATCAACCAAAGTATTTTCAGTTGGTTTGCCTTGATCTTCAGCACTTGGTTTTACATACTGAGGAAGAAATCCCGCAAATCTTACAGGAAAATCTTCTTCTTCAAGATCGGGAATAGTTTCTCCATCACCAGCAATATTTGATGCAAAGGTGATAAACGTCTGTTTCATATCATTGAAATCTTCAATCCAGTTCTCTCTGAATTTTTTAAGATCAGGAACTCGATTAGGAGCATAACCAAATACCCAAACAGGTACGTCTTTAGTAGTTCCATGTTGAATTCCACGAGCCCATGCCCGCAGATTATCACCCTCACCACTGCAGTATGTAATACAACCTTGTTCTTGGATATCTTTATCCACTCTTCCTTCAATGCCCTGTTTTGGATACCCCTGAGACTCCATGAAACCTGTTAAGGTATTTTTACCTTTTCCAGTAGACGAATAGGTGCGGAAGTTAGGATAAACCTCACAGTTATTATATGCGTTTTTCTTGATCCAAAGACGAATTTTAGAAGTTTTATCTGTTGCTATTTTATCAACAAAATCGTTGATATCTTGCTCAGTCTTAGGAATAATATTTGAGTTAACAGCGTTAACAACCTCCTTTAAGTAGTCAGTCTTTTTTTGACTAAGTTGAGGATTCCTGTGATGATTAGAAGTATTTCTTGCAACAACTTCCCAGTAAGGACTCTCCCACTGATACACATCATAGATAGCTATTTCTTGACCAAACTTTCCACGGGCTTCTTTACGATTGAATCCAGATTGTCCACGAAGATGATTTGGATCAACACTCTCAGTATCTAAAGATGCAAACGGAGGATGAGCATCTATTTGATATCCATCAACTTCAAAACTATTCGTCAGATTATTTACATGATCTGGGTCATTACTTTTATCACGGGGTTGATCTTCTGGGTTGTACCTAACGAATGTGTCAGGGATAAGATATCTACCAAGAAATGTTCCTCCCTCATATTCAATAGGAGGACAAGTTTCCAGACTATCTTGCACTGTAGTATCAGTGAGTCCGAAGGGATTAGTGCAGGTCTTGGCAATCTTTGCCCAAGCCATTTCGGTGCTTATAGGCACCATTCTTTGATGGATATTCATTCAGAAATAAAATATTTGACTTTTGCAGATTAAATCTGCACGGATTTCAAAGTCAAGAACTAAGTTCTATACTCTTGATTTCCTCCATTATTTATAGCACATAAAAAAAATATTGTAAACCTCAATGTTCGGTTTTCTTTACTTTCTTCAATCTAAAGACATAAATGTGTTTTCCAGGAGTATTAACATACTTAGCACGACCATCTTTAAGTGCATCTTTTACCCTCTGAGCAAATGGTTTTAGTTTTTTGATTCCATTTTTATCGACATTATATGTACGAATACATTTATCATGATAAAGTTTGCCGTCGAAATCAATGACTCTACCTTTAGCAGTCAATCCATGATATTCAAAGTTAGTTGCCCTATAGATGATTCCAGTGTGATTATAATGTGCATCTGCATATGAAACAATAACTTTATAATCAGAGTTTTTCTTCAACCAACGCAAAGTTTTTCCAATGAAATAACTCTCAGTACACTTTGGAGTATTGTCAATACAGCACAGTCTTCTAAGTTCAACTACATCACTTTCAGAATCACCATACTTTTTCCAAGTATTTGCCATACCTAATGGGCCGTAAATCATTGCACCAATAAGATGCCCATCATAGAAGAGTCCAAAGACTTGCGATATCCGTAACCCATTTACGTTAGAAGAATAATGCCACCTTTCAACAAAATCCCTAACATACTGAATGGTTGTAGGTTTTACTTCAAAGTCAGTTACTTTAGCACTACGACAATCAATCTCTTCATACAGTAGGGATATTAACGAGTTTGACTTCTTCATATGTTTCTACAATAACCTCTACAATAGTATTATACACTGTGTCGTAATCTACACCAATCTTTTTCCAAAAAGACTTTCCTCCAATATACAATACACCATTGTCATCAAGGTATTCATAAGACTCTCCAAGGGCAGTTGCAAAAAAAGGTTCTGCGTTTTCTTTTTTGGAAGTTTCTAAAAGTTTATTAAGAGAATCTCCTTTATGAGTTCCTGTTTGTGTCGTAGTGCCAGCTTTCAACTGACCCAATCCAATAGCAGCACGGAGATCAACACCAATTTTTTTACCTTCTTTTTTATCTATATTGACAACATTTGTTCCACAAACTGCCGCAATCTCTTGCAACTTAAGTCCAAGTCCAGTAGAAAAAGTTCTTTCAAATGTTCCCCAAATAAGAATTTCTGGTACTACGGCTTTGAAAATATTAAGGTTTTTTTTATCAGCACTTTTATTTTTTTCGATTTTATTCAAGACTTGCTGTTTAAGTGGAAATAGAATTTTTCGTATTTCTTTATAGTGATTCCGATCATCACAAAAATCAATAGAGTGATCATCACTAGAAAAATCAATACTAGTATCAGTTTCTCCTTCAAAGAAAGACATTAGTGCCGTGGTCATTGAGATCGGTTTAGTATGCAGTTATTCTAGCAAAAAAAGACCTTCCCGTCAAGGAAGGTCTTTGGGTGTTCCGACTTTTGAAGCGACCGCACGAAGATCGCAGATTTATTTATTCGGTTTCTTGGGTCTTTCCTTTCTTGCCGATATTGTACTTCTGTTCAAGCACCCAGTCCGACTTGTCTTTATATGCAAGGACCTTGATCTGATTCAGAGGGGCAATATCAAGCACTGCATCCTCTTTAACGACGCTAATCAGTCCCCAGTCTGCCAGGAGTCGTACAATGCGATTACGGCGCTGTACGTCGTTCACAGTGAGGTTTGCGTGCTTACCATCCAGGGCAAACAGTTCCTTAAAATGGACGATAAAGTATCTGCCCTGCTTATGCAGGATGTGACACGACTGATAGAGTTTCTTCTCCTTACGCGATGCGACTCCGATACGAGTCAAAGTTTCGCGTACCTTCAAAAAGTCATCTGGTTCATTGAGGAGCACCTCCACCATTTGATCTTGAGACCACTGTACCGTAGGTTCTACCGTAGTACTCATTTCGTTCCTCCAATGTCAAGTCGTTGTTTAATAAAGTTGATCTGTTCTTGTGTCAGGATTTTCAAAGCTTGAGATGCCTTTTCATTACTGTATCCATAATACTTTTTGATACATTCTAGGTCCGTGACTTTATCCTTTCGGAGCCAGGGAGAGAATCTCTTTCTTTTCCTCAGACTATTTAGATAAAAAGAATATTGCATATCTTTATCCAGGTGATTATGCTTATTCATTTCATTAGCAAACATCACACAGTCCAAGTGCCCAGACAAACAACGATTGACAATATATGGAGGATAAGAACTGATGCTGTCAGATAGATCCTCCTTAGTGAAGTTAATTGAGTTCAACCAGTCCTTCAGTTCCATAATTAAATAACAAAAGTTCTTTACGTTCTTTTTGCTCACGCATATATTCACCAACAGAGCGCATGGTGTAGGTCAGATCAAACTCTCCTGTTTGATAATCTTTAAAACGATCTCTGACGAGTTGAGAAGAGTTATAAGATATTAGTTGATGTCCAATGAACCGATCACAATCAGCGGCGAAGTCATCGTGATTGAACCCATTATGCATACTCCCTTTCTTGCCGTAAAGGTTATCTTTAATATCGTATGGAGGATCAAGATAAGTAAAACACTTCTTATCATCAGTAAGAAGTTGTTCGTAACTAAGATTTGTAATCTTCCAGTCTTTGATTATTTGAGTGTATCCTTGTAGTTTTTCAATGCCTCGCATTGAGAAGTTATTGTCTGAAGCCTGCTTGGAGAAGGATGAGGACTCAGTGAGACCAGAAAAAGAGCACTTGTTAATAACGTAGAAACTACAAGCGCGATGTAAAGGGGAAATGGAATAGTCATTTACAAGTTCCTTTGCTTCTAAAAATAAACCCTTAGCAGAACCTGGATCTGGATACCTAGACTTCAGTTCTTGCAATCGCTTGTACAATTCATATCCATCATCTTGCAGAACTCTCCAGAAGTTATAGAGCGGTTCATACAGGTCATTGACCCAGATATCAAGATGTGGATACTTCTTTGTAATATAAATCGCTACGCTACCACCACCAAGGAATGGTTCGCGATACTCCTTATAATCACGGAGATCTGGAATATATACATCCATTTTGGTGCAAGCGCGAGACTTACCACCAGGATAACGAAGAGGAGTTTTCAGTGCTTTCATCAATAAAATGTAGGTCCTTTATCACTTTTATGGAGAAGAACTCCATCAACTTTATCCATCAGATCCAGGATACTTCCATGCATAAGACGGTATCCATATCCAACATACAGTTGTCCAAAGAACACTGTAAGTGCCATAAATGCCCAGAAGTAATAGTACGTTCTGGATTTCTTTTGTCTAGGTGTTTTCATTTGAATTCACACTCCACCATGATTTCTGTTAAACATGCTAACATATTTATCTCCTGATCCGCGACAAATGCCATTTGATACTGATACTTAGCAAGAACAAGAACAGCAGCAGGAATACTACTCGGAGCCAAGGAATCAGTACAAGCATCGTAAATGCGACGCAGAAGTAGATTAGTATCGTTGTCCAGGTTATTGACGATCCATTTACGTACTTCGGGATAATCCTTCTCTTTAAGTCTCTTAACGAGGTCATTGACCTTGACATCAGAGAA